CAGCTCTGGGTGGTCGGCAACACCGTCACGACCTGGGCGCGGCACCTCGCGTCGAGCAGGGGTGTCGAACTGCCCGCGTGGGTTGCCGACGCGCTCACCGCGTCCCGCTGGCTGCTGTCCAGCCTCGACGCGATCCGCCACGACGAGGCAGCCGCGCAGATCCACGACGAGATCACGTCGCTGCCGGTCGAGAACCGCCGCTGGATCATGCCCCCGCCGCCCGAGGAGGAGTTCCACGGCCTCTGCGACGCCGCCGACGTCGCCGCCGAGCTTGAAGGCCAGGACGTGCGACTCTCGGTCGGCCGCTGCGGCACTCAGCTATGGTCGCGCGAGCAGGCGCAACGCATCGACTGTCCGGTCTGCGGAGCGTCCTACACGCGCGCCGAGCGGCAGGCCTCGATGCTGACCGAGCTGGTCGACACGCTCGGCACCGTCCGTCAGGTCGCTTCCACGCTGACGACGCTCGGCCGGCCGGTCACAGACAAGCAGATCCGCAACATGCTTGGCCGTGGCCTGATCGCAGCCCGCGGTCGGGAGCCGATCATGGTCCGCGTCGGCGACGTCCTCGACCAGCGCGAGAAGATGCTGCGACGCGCCGGTAAGCGCGCCGCTTGACGCGTTAGCTCGCTGTGTGAGACTGTTCCGGCAAGCACCGCCTACCCAAAAACGGGTCCGCGGTGCTTTCGCTGTTTCAGGAGGCCGCCATGGCCGACGACCCCAGGCCCGCGCGGCTCGCCCGCATCGAGGCCGAGATCGCCCAGCACCGCAAGCTCTACCTCGACGCATACCACGCCGGGCACATGGGCGAGGCCGACTGGCACGAGACCGAAGTCGACCGCCTCCTCGTCCTGTGGCAGAAGGTGCAGCGCAACGAGCTGGCGATCACGTGAACCGCGGCCGCGTCCTGTCGCTGCTCGACGTGATCTGGTGGGGACACCGCCGCTTCGCCTGCCGGGTCGTCGGCTGGCTGCGCGGCACCGACGGGCATGAATGGTCGCCGCTCGCCCATCCCGACCTGTGCCTGTGGTGTGGCGAGCCTCGACCGGCACGGAGGGTGTGATGGCCACCGATCACGAGGACGTGCTGCACGACAACGAGGAGCGCCTACACCGCTACTGGGTAGCAGGCCCCGGCCTGGCGAAGTGGGCCGCGTCGCCGCACCCGTGGACGGCGCTCCGCCGGCACCTGGCGAAGTACATCCACGATCCCGGCAAGCTGGACCGCACCACAAGTGCGTGGCACAACGAGGTCATGGCACCGACCGGAAGTGACCGATACCGCTTGGAGCACGGGGGCAAGATCCGCGGCAAGCGCATCGGCCCCGGCTGAACTACCCGAGCCTGGCGCTCGGCTCGCGCATCCAGACCTGGCGTCTCGCGCAACCGCCCTGACCGCTGCGAGGTGACCCGTGGCCACCAACAACACTCGCGGCAACTACGGCGAGCGCGGTGCAACCGTCCCACCCGAGACGCAGGCCGAGATCATCGAACTGTGCCGCCAGGGCGTCGCCCGCAACGAGATCGCCCGCCGCGTCGGTGTCGGCACATCCTCGGTGTCGGGGATCGTGAAACGCGCCGGCCTCAACTTCGACCGGTCGCGGATCAAGAAGGCCACCGAAGCCCGGCAGGTCGACCTAGCCGCCAAACGCGCCCGGCTGCAGGAAGTGCTACTCGATGACGCGATGCGGCTGCGTGAGCAGATCTGGCAGCCGCACGAGTACGTCGACCACGGCGGCAAGGACTTCGACGAAGCCCGCTGGACGATGGACGAACCGACACCGGCGGACAAGCACAAGCTGATGCAGGCCGCTTCCGCCGCGCTCGGCCGCTCCCTCGACCTGGCCAAGCACGACACGGACGACAAGGCCGCGGACGCGCGCGCCATGCTCACCCAGCTCGGCGCCGCACTTGGCGTCACTAGACCCGATGCCTGAGCCGGACCTGCCGCTCTCGCCGGCCCAGGTTGCCTCGGTCCGTGAATCGTGCGGACGCGTGAACATCTGGGACGGCTCGATCCGGTCCGGCAAGACCATCGGATCACTGTTGCGCTGGCTGATCTTCATCGCCACCGCCCCCACCGGTGGTCAGTTGGTGATCATCGGCCGCACCCGCGACGCGGCCTGGCGCAACGTCATCGGACCGTTGCAGGACCGCGGCCTGTTCGGCGCGGTCGCGGGTCAGGTGATCGGCAACTACGGCGCCCCGACGGTGTCGATCCTCGGCCGCCGCGTGTTCGTGCTCGGCGCCTCGGACGCGAAAGCCGAACGCGTCATTCGTGGCCTGACCGTCGCCGGCGCCTACGTCGACGAGGCCACCACGATCCCCGAGGAATTCTTCACCCAGCTCCTCGGCCGCATGAGCGTCCCCGGCGCGCAACTGTTCGCCACCACCAACCCCGACAACCCGGCGCACTGGCTCAAGGCCAAGTTCCTCGACCGGCTGCTGCACCTGCCCGACTGGCGACGCTTCCAGTTCCGCCTCGACGACAACCCGTCCCTCTCGCCGGGCTACGTGGAGTCGATCAAGCGTGAATACACGGGCCTGTGGTACCGGCGGTTCATCCTCGGCGAATGGGTCGCCGCCGAAGGCGCGGTCTATTCGATGTGGAACCCGGCCAAGCATGTGATCGCGCACGACGAGCTGCCGGACATGACGCGGATGCTGGCCGTCGGCGTCGACTACGGCACCACGAACGCCACCGCCGCGCTACAGCTCGGCATCGGCATCGACCGGCGGCTGTACCTGCTCGACGAGTGGCGGCACGACCCGCGGCAAACCAACGTGCGTCTCACCGACGCACAACTGTCCGCCCAGCTGCGTGCGTGGCTCGCCAAGCCGCGCCTGACCGAACGGCCCGGCCGGCACGAGCCACGCAACGAGTGGATCGTCGTCGACCCCGCCGCCGCGTCGTTCAAGGTGCAGCTCAGTACGGACGGGCTGACCGGTGTCGTCGACGCCGACAACGACGTCAGCTACGGCATCCGCACCACCGCATCCGGGCTCGGCGGCGGCTGGTTGAAAGTGTCCGACCGCTGCACCGGCCTGATCACCGAAATCCCCGGCTACAGCTGGGACTCCAAGGCCACCGAGAAGGGCGAGGACAAGCCGGTGAAGGTGGCTGACCACTCCCTCGATGCCGCCCGGTACGCGGTCACAACCACGGAGACGCTCTGGCGCGGCCAGATCGACACGAGCAGGCAGGAGGTGGCGGCATAGTGGCTGGACTGCCCGCAGAGAAGTCCCCGTGGCCGCCGCCGCAGCTCAAGGACGTGCTGCACCACATGGACGCCTGGGACGCCTGGTACGCGGGCGACGTCGAGAAGTTGGCGCTGCACTACGGCCGCATGGGGCCGATCATCGGCGGCGCGCTCGACCACTTCACAACAAAGCCCGGGCTGATCGGCCGGCTGCAGCGCTGGTTCCACGGCCAGCCGAACACCGGCACCTACAACACGAAGCTGCACGTGCCCATCGCGTCGGACCTGTGCCAGGCCGGCGCGGACCTGCTGTTCGCCGAACCGCCCACGTTCACCGTTGACACCAACGGCGGCAAGAACATCCGAACGCAGGACCGGTTGAACGATCTTGGTGACGACACCCTGCACGGTGTCCTCGCCGAATCCGCCGAGATCGGCGGCGCGCTCGGCGGCTCCTACCTGCGTGTCACCTGGGACCGCCGCGTCGTCCCGGACCGGCCGTTCCTGACCTGCGTGCACGCCGACGCCGCGCTGCCGGAGTTCACATGGGGCCGGCTGTCCGCGGTCACGTTCTGGCGGGTCGTGAAGCGCGACGACAAGGCCGTGTGGCGGCACGTCGAACGCCACGAACTCGACGCGCAGGGAAACGGGATCATCCTGCACGGCCTGTACGAGGGCGAGGACGGCAATCTCGGCCGCAACGTCCCGTTCAACGAGGCGCAGGCCACCGCCGACCTTGCCGGGCTGGTGAACGAGGAATCCATCATCTCCACCGAGAGCCCCGGCCTGGCGGTCGTGTACGTGCCGAACCAACGGCCCCAGCGGCGGTGGCGCAAGGACCCGATCGGCTGCAACCTCGGCCGCTCCACCCTCGACGGCGTAGAGCACCTCATGGACGCACTAGACGAGACGTACTCGTCCTGGATGCGGGACATCCGCCTCGGCAAGGCGCGCGTGTTCGCCACCAAGGACCTGCTCACCGACCTCGGCGCCGGCAAGGGTTCCACGTTCGACGCCGACCAGGAGATCTTCACCGCGCTGAACACGCCGCCCGGCTCGCTCAACCCCAACGGCACCAACGGCGCCGCGTCCAGCTCGCTCGTCGCGCAGCAGTTCGCGATCCGCGTCACCGAGCATCAGGGCACCGCGAACCAGCTTCTCGAGGACATCCTGCGCACCGCCGGGTTCTCCAGTCAGACGTTCGGCATCGCCGCGGACTCGGCCCGCGCATCGAACCTGACCGCGACCGAGGTGCAGGCCAGGGAGCGGCGCTCGTTCATGACCCGGGATCGGATGATCCGGCTCTGGGAGAGCCCGACGTCGCAGATCGTGCGGAAGCTGCTCGCCGTCGATCAGGCGATCTTCCGCACGCCCGGCGTGACCGCGCAGTTGCCGAATGTCGAGTTCAAGGATTCGGTGCAGGAATCGCAGATCACGCTCGCGCAGACCGCGCAAGCGCTGTCTGCCGCCCGCGCCGCCTCGACGCAGACCCTGGTGCAGCTGATCCACCCGGACTGGGACGACACGCAGGTGACGCAGGAGGTGGACCGAATCCGGCAGGACGAGGCCGCGACCATGCCGCACGTCCCCGACCCGTCGACATTGACCGCCGCGGAGCGGTTCTCCGGCTTCGGCGCATGACCCAACCCGCCGGCGAGTCCAGTGCCGGTGTAGCGGTAACCGTCGATGCCCTGGCGAACACGCTGGTCGCGCTGTACGCGCAGGCCGAGCAAGACCTGCTTACCGCGCTCGCGCGAGTAGCTCGACATGGCCTGAACGACACCACCGCGACCGCACAGCTGGCGATGCTCGGACAGATGCGCCGCACCGCTCAGCGGCTCGTCACGAGCCTCGCACTGCGCACCGGGCCACTGACGTCCCGCGTTGTGGAACAGGCCGCCCGGGACGGCGACGCCGCCGCGCTGCGGGCACTACGCGCGGCGGTCGCCGGGCATCAAGGCCTGGCGCGGCTCTATCTCGCCGATACGGGCCACCGGATCGCATCCGCCAACATGATCGCGATCGACCTGGCCAGCAAGCTCGACGCTACTCGGGCCGGGATCGTTCGGTTCGCTGACGACGCCTACCGCGCCGCCGTCGCCGACACCTCCACGCGGCTGATCCTCAGTCGGGAGCAGTTGACACCGACCACAGCGCAGCAGCGCGCCTGGACCGAGCTCACTCGCCGCGGAATCACCGGCTACACCGACACCGCCGGCCGCTCGTGGAACCTGTCCAGCTACGTCGAGATGGCCACCCGCACCACCGTGCAGCGCGCCTACAACGCCGCACACGAGGCACGCATGACCAGCGTCGGCATCGAGTTCTTCACGATCAGCCACGACGGCCGCCCCTGCCCACTGTGCAAGCCATGGGAAGGCGCGATCCTGTCGACCGGACCAACCGGCTTAGTCAGCACGTCACACGCACTCACCGGGCGCCCGACCGGGGTCCGCGTCGCCGGCACGATCGAGCAGGCACGCGCAGCCGGGCTGCAGCATCCGAACTGCAAGCACATCCTCCTGCCGTACTTCCCCGGCGTCACCCGAACCGGCGGGACGAGCGGCTGGAGCACGGCAGACGAGCAGCGCTACCGCGCCACGCAGCAACTACGACGGATGGAGCGCGAGCTGCGCGCCGCGAAGCGACAACAGGCTGCGGCACTAGACGACCTGGCCCGACAGCGCGCCGCACGCCGCATCCGCGCCTACCAAGCACGCATCCGCGAGCACACCGGGCGGCACGGCCTCGTGCGCAGGCGCCGCCGCGAACAACTCGACCTCGGCAACAAGCCGTAGGACCGCCTCGCCTGGCGCGAGGTGCAACCGATCCGGCCTGGCGCCGGAGGAAGCAGGACACCAGCCATGAGCGACGAGCAGCAGACCGGGCAGGAAGCCGCACAGTCCGACGGGCAGCAGAACACCCAGGACGTCGGGCAGGCCAACGAATCCGAGCAGCAGGACCAGAACGCCAGCCAGGCTGACGGTCAATCCACGGACACCGCGGCCGGTCAAAGGGTCGAAGACCTGCCCGATTGGGCGCAGCGCGTCATCCGCGACGCACGCAAGGAAGCCGGCGACGCCCGCGTCGCCGGCAAGAAGGCCGCCGAGGAGGCGCAGGAAGCGCTCACCAAGAGCATCGGCAAGGCCCTCGGTCTGATCAAGGACGACGAAAAGCCCGACCCGGCCAAGCTGACTGAGCAGCTCACCGCCGCCCAGACTGAGACGCGGCTGCTCAAGATCGAACGCGCTGCCGAGAAGGCCGCACGTACTCACGGCGCGGACGTCGACGCCCTGCTCGACTCCCGCGCGTTCGCCAAGTCCCTCGGCGAACTCGACCCCACCGCCGACGACTTCGCCGAGAAGCTTGACGCTCTCGTGAAGACGACGGTGGACGCCAACCCGAAGCTCAAGGCCACCCAGGCGGCGGCAGCGAGCTCGGTCGACAGTGCCGGCGGGTCCGGCGAGAAGACCACGGGCGGCAATTCCGTCGACGACATGCGCAAGCAGCTGCGCCCCAGCAGCTGAGCACGCCGCGGCGATCACCCCATCCGCAAGATCACCCCGTAGGAGACCATCATGGCCAACACGTTCCTCACGCCGGACGTGATCGCCGCCGCCGCACTGGCGAACCTGTACGAGAACACCGTCATGGCGAACCTCGTGCACCGGGACTACGAACCGGAGTTCGCGAACAAGGTCGGCGACACGATCACGATCCGCAAGCCGGCGACGTTCACCACGCACGACTTCGACCGCTCGAACCCCGCGATCACCATCCAGGACGCCACGGAGACCGGCATCCCGCTGACGCTGAACAAGTTCAAGGACGTCAGCTTCGCCGTCACCAGCGAGGACCTGACGCTCTCGATCAAGGACTTCTCGACGCAGCTGCTCAACCCCGCCATGCAGGCGATGGCCGAGCAGATCGACCGCGACGTCCTGTCGCTACGCTCGGACGTCACGCAGATCGTCGGCCAGACCACGCCCGCTTGGGACGACCCGGACTCGCTCGTCGACGCCGGCGCCACTCTGGACGAGAACAACGTGCCGCTCACCGAGCGCCGCCTCGTCGTCGGCCCGCGCACCAAGGCTGCGTACCTCAAGACCGACCTGTTCCAGCAGGCGCAGCAGTCCGGCTCGACGCAGGGCCTGCGCGAGGCCAGCCTCGGCAACCGTGTCTTCGGGTTCGACGGCTACATGTCCCAGAACGTGAAGCTCGGCACCCAGGGCACGGGCCTGCCCACCACGGAGCAGTCGGTGGCGTTCCACCGCACTGCGTTCGCGCTCGTGTTCCGGCCGCTGGCACTGCCGCAGGGCGCCAAGAACGCCGCGATCCTGAACTACCAGGGCTTCGGGCTGCGCGTGGTCTACGACTACGACGTCAACAAGAAGCAGGACGTGGTGTCGATCGACTGCCTGTACGGCGTCAAGACGCTCGACGCGAACCGTGCCGTCCTGATCCAGGGACCGGACGGCGCCTGATCCACGCACGGTCGGCGTCCGTACCTCACGGTGCGGGCGCCGACCTCGCGAGTCCCGACGAGCGAAAGGAGCCGTCATGGCGCGGTACCGCAACCGCAACACCGGCGATGTCGTCGAGTACGACGAGCCGAACGCCCGCCTCGAAGCGCTCGACAACTGGGAGCGCCTCGACCGGCCGGAGCCAAAGGCGAAGGCGACGAAGAAGTCCGGCCGCAAGGCCACCTAGATCGTCTGGGCCGGCGCGTCAAACCGGCGCCGGGCAACACGGCTCGCATTCGCCGCATGGCCGCTTGGGGGCGTCCATGCCCGGTCCTTTCCGCCCCTGTAGCAGCGCGTCCAGCGCGCCGGCCCAGCCTCTCCCATCCGACTTGAAGGCGGTGAACCGTGAGCCTCGTCTACGCCACCAGCGCCGACTACACCAACGCCGATTACGGCACCGCCCCGGACGCGATCGACCGCTACCTCGCTACCGCCTCGCGCTGGGTGCGGGAAGCGACGATGGGCGACATCTACGACACCGACGACACCGGGCTGCCCACCGACGCCGACACGCTGGCCGCGTTCAAGGATGCCACCACCGCCCAGGTGTTCGCCTGGACGTCGGCGGGTGTTGACCCGGCTGCCGGTGTGCTGCCGATGCAGGGCGCTCGGACCATCACCTCCAAGAGCCTTGATGGTGGTGCGGTCACCTACGACAACACGCTCACGTCGTCCCCGGCGGCCGTCGCGGCGCGCCAGCGGATCGCGACACAGCTGTGCGACGAGTCGCTGCTGATCCTCAAGCAGGCCGGGCTCGCCTCTACGCGCACGTGGGAGTACGGATGAGTTCGGACGACCTGGCCGAGTTCCGCATCCACCGCGTAACGGTCCGCACCTATCTCGGCAAGACCGGCTCCGGCACCATCGCCTACGCCGACCCGGTCACCGTCGAGGGCTGGCTGTCGATCAAGCGGCATCTGGTGCGGGACGCGAACGCCGAGCAGGTGCTGTCCTCGTCGTCGTTCTCCGTGCTCGACGGCACGGCGGCGTCCGTGTTCGCGACCGGATCACTGGTGCAGCACATCGCGACGCTGCAGGAAGACGGCACCTGGGCCGGCGTGACCGGAGCGAAGGAACGGGCGGTGATCACCGTGCAGGAATCGACCGGCGGGAACCTGATCACCGGAATGGACCGAGTCAAGGTCTGGCTGCAGTGATGGACGGCAAGCTGCGCATGGACCCCTCCGGCCTCGACGTCCGCAAGCTGACCAAGGCCATCGACGATGCCGCGCCGCGCGCGCTCGCGATGGGAGCCGAACACATCCGTGCGGCGGCCGTCGAGCTCACCCCGGTGGAGACCGGACGCCTCGCCGGAACAGCGGCTGTGCACGTCGACGGCGACACCGCCAGCATCACCTACGACGGCCCGTACGCCCGCTACCAGCACGAGCGCCTCGACCTGCGGCACGAGCACGGCCAGGCGAAGTTCCTGGAACAGCCGCTCGCGACCGAGAAGGACACCGCGCTCGGCATCGTCGCCGAACAGATCCGGCAGGCGCTCTAGATGGGCTGGCAGTCCGACGTCGCGGTCGGCTTCGCGCAGCTGCTCGACGCGGCCGGTGTCGGCACATGGGATCCGGACGGCTCGACCGGCAACATCTACCTCGGCGAGCTCCCCCCGGACGCATGCCCCGGCATCGGCATCCAGACCTACCGAGCCGGTACGGACGACCCGGCCAACCCCACCACGCAGCTGCGGATCCAGTTCTGGCTGCGCGCCGCGACTGTCGGCGAGATCGACGACCTGGACAGCGCGCTCTACGACCACGTCCACGGCCTGCAGAACCTCGCCATGGGCGCCGCGATGCTGACCGACTGCGCCTCGTACTCGTCGATCCCGATGGGGCTCGACGGCAACGGCAACCGCGAGCGGGCCTGCAACTACACGCTCCAGCTCGACCTTCCCGCGACCGCGCTGCGGTCCTACTGAACCAGCCAGCCCTGAACTGCCCGCCGCCGGCGGGTGAATCCATCACGCCCAGGAGGCATCCATGACCGCCACCGTCCGCCGGCTCGCCCGGAACGTCGCCGTCGACATCTCCAGCGACGACGTCACCTACCTGAACCTGCCGGGCCGCACCGACTCCAACCCGGACATCAGCCCGAACAGCGTCGACTCGTCCGACTTCGACAACGGCGGCTACGCCAGCGCGGAGATCACGCAGCAGTCCGGCACCGTCACCGTGTCGTACAACTCGCTGATCTCCGGCGGCACCCCGAACCCGGCGCAGGAGATGGTCGAGGCGTGCGTCGGCGAGTTCGGCGACGCCGCGCGGCTGTACGTGCGCTGGTACGACACCGACGGGGGGACCCGCGGATTCAAGGCGCGCGCGATCGTGAAGGTCGCGTACTCCTCGACCGGCGTCACCGACCTGCGCAAGGTCACCGTCACGTTCACCACGGACGGCGAGATCACGAAGCTGGCCGCGGCCGACATCACGGCGGCGATCGGCAACGCCGACAAGCCGGTGATCACGGCGGCGTCGCAGACCGGC